CTGATGGTCGACGTGCGCCTCGACGATGACGAACCGGTCGACCGCCTCGTACAGTTCTTCGAGCCGGCATTCGAGCAGCAACAGCTCAGTGTCGGTGCCGGCGAACGGGAAACAGTCATAGACCCGAGGGCGTCTCATGTCACCCGGGCCTTCGTTGTGCGCTGCATCTCGATGAGCGGCAACCGGCCCATGTAGGTCTGTCTGTCAGTCTCGGACGCGCTGACAGCCTCCATGTAGGTAGCGTCCGCCGCGCGTAGGTCCTCACGGCCGTCGTAACCTGGGTGCAGATGTTCGACCACCGACGCGAGACACGGCGTGAACACGCCACGCGCCTTCGCTAGTCCGACGACTTCCATATCGGTGTACCAGTGGCGGTAACACTCAGGTACGAGCGACCCTGGACCCTCGAGCGACGCGCCGACCTCGTCGATGTAACGCCGGCGAACGAAATAGTGGTCAGCGTGCCCGCCCGAAGCTACCTTCGGGTTCTTGACCTTGCCGGCCGTGTCGTTCGTGCCGATAACGTCATACCGGCGGGACAGCGGGCGGGCAGCGTCGAGCCAGCCGGGATGGAACCGCACGTCATCGCCGGCGAGCAGAACCCAAGGCGCTGAACTGTCCTCGAGCGCCCGGTTCATTTTCTGCGCGTAGGTGACCGCGCCCTCGTCGAGCAGCACCCGGACACGCGAACCGAAGTCGTGTTCTTCGCACAACTCGTCGAGGAACCCGGCCGTTTCCTTATCGTCGCAGACCAGGACCAGCGACGCCACTGCCGGGTCGGTCGTCTCCATGAACGACTCGATGAGCAGACGGGCGTTCTGCGGGCGGCGGAAAGCCACCAGCACGTCGACCGCGTCCTCGTCTGGCATCGGGTCCCGTTCCAACGGTACCGGCAACGCTTCCCACGCGAGCTGGTCGATGAACGGCCGCCAATACTCGTCGAACACAAGGTCCGAGTCGAACTGGCCGGCCCACCTGATAGCAAGCTGCCGCAGTTCCGGGTCCGACGCCCGTTCGTACGCGAGTTCGAGTTTCTCGACCACGTCGTCGATGAGCGGGTTCACGAGACAGGCGTGCCATGCCGGGTCCCACTCAGGCTGACCGAGCAGCACCCAACCCGCGCCGACAAGTTCGGACTGTGCCGAGAAATCGTTAGCGATGACCGGCACGCCGCACGCCTGCGCTTCGATGAGCGGGACACAGAACCCTTCGCCGTGCGAAGGTGAGAGCAGCACGTCACAGGCGCTGTATGAGGCGGCGAGCATCTCAGGCGTGAACCCGACCCGGTACGCGTACTGGCCTTCGCCGCCGGCCCACACGATGTTCGCGTCAGGGATGCCGGCATGAACAGCAAGTTCCGTCAGATTGATGCCCTCAGCGCCGCCGTACTTTTCGCTGTGCATGTAAAGCACGGCGTCCGGATGAGACTTCAGGAACTTGCCGAACGCCCAAAACGCCTCGTTGAAACCCTTCCGGTCCTTCGCCCATCCCTTGTTCATCGCGAACATGCCGACAACGAACGCGTCTTCGGGCACCTGGATGAACTCGCGGGCGGTCATCCCTGCGATACCGGCAGTCGGCTTGAATACCTTCGTGTCGACCGACAGCGGGATATAGCCGGGGTCGAGGCCCTGGTCGAACATCAGTCGTTCGCCGTATTTCGCCATCGCAACCGGGACGGCCTGCGAACGGTCGAAGAACTGCAGGGTCGCCGGCGGAATCGGGAACCGGTCAATCGGTGTCCACGCGATGACATTAAAGTCGGCGAGGCGTGGCGTGACCATCGCCGGCATGTCAATGATGAGGATTATCCAACAGTCTTTCGCTGGCGTGTCCTCGAACCAGTGGGCGGCATGATGGTGGATGAGGTCGTTCGAGTTGACCTCGTAGCCGCACGGGTAGACACGGAACCCGCGCCACGACTGGATACTGCCGCCCAGCCCGTAGGTCGACGAGAACGCGACTTCGTGGCCGGCAGCGGCGAGACGAGGACCGAGTAGCGCGGCCTGCACGCCATACCCGGTCGGCACCCAGGGCGCGTTCCCGTGAATCAGGAACTTCATCGGGTTTCGACCTCGCCGACGCCGGCGCGACGAGTGGTCTGCACTCGCCGTGGTCTACGAAACCAACGACGTTTCTTCGGCGCGGGCACAGGTACGGGTTCGGTTGCCATCCGTCTTTTTCCTTCCGGCAGGGGTAGATGTTCTGGCAGGGAAAGTGTGGGGCCGGACTGTCGGAGGCACACGTCCGGTCCGGCCCCACTCCCCTGCCGGGGGAACTGCTTCAGGCGATGTGCTGCACGATGGCGTTAACGGCGTTCGTGTCGATGAGGTCGCCGTCAGTCCGAAGCAACGCACGGAAAGCCACCTGGTTCTTGTTGAACAGGTAGTCATCCGAACGCTCAAGTCGGAGATTGCCAACGTCCCGGATGTAGTAGGCCGAGAAATCACCGAACGCGATGGTCTTAGCACCAGAGGCGATGCTAGCCACGTTCGGGTCGGTCCACACCGGGTAACCGAGCAGACGGTCAGGTTCGCCGCCAGCAAGGCCAGCAGTCGGCGACGGCTGCCACAGAAACGCACCGATAGTGCCACCGGCACCGTCCCGAATCTTACGGACAATCGCCGTCGTAAGGTCACGCATCAGGAACTCGGCACCGCGCGCACGATAGTTACCGTTCACGCTGTAAACGAGGTCGATGAGCTTCTCAAACGTCGGGTTCGTCAACGAACCAGCGCCAGTGGCGATGGTGCCAGAACCCGTAATGGCGGTCATCAGCCCGTTGGGCTTACTCGACCCGGAACCACTGACATAATCGGTAGCGGTCACTTCACCAATCGCACGGCCGAGTTGCTGCGAGACATAACCGATGATGTTGCTGCCCGAGTCCTCGAGCAGGTCAGCCGCAACCGCGACAAGCTGCCCGTAGTCGTAGGCGTTCAGGGTCATGTCAGCGAGCACCGGGTCAGTACCCGCAAACGCCGTGTCCTGGTTCGCTACCTGCGTAGCGATACCGTGCGTCGACGTGCGCGGGAACTTGATTGGCTGACCGCCGGCCGTCTGAATGATGGTCGCACGCGTGCGACGCATCGCAACAGCCGCCGTCATGAAGCTGTAAATGTCCGTCGCAATCTGCGTCGGGATGGTCAACGAACCACCCGAAGCGCCGGTGTCACCACCGATAACCGCACGGAACTCTTCGCCGCGTGCGCCGGCACGCCACGCCTCCATCGCCCGGGCCGCAGGCCGCAAGTCAATGTCGAGCGAGGTGGTCCGGCCGCCCGGGCGGAAAAACTCCCGGTACGCGTCGACCTCAGGGTCAGCAGCCGGACGGCCGTTCGACGGGCGGATACGGTCAAACTCAGCACGCAGGCCGTCCATCTCCCGAGAACGTGCCTTCGCACGCTCGAGCTGGTGAACTTGGTCCTCGAGCGAATCCATATCCTTGTCGATGAGGTCCGACTCCTGCCGTTCCTCCGCGGTGAGCGCGCGGCGCTCAGCGACCGCGTGGTCCAGCAGGCGCTTTTGCTCAGACCATGCGTGCATCCGGCGCTCGTTCAACGCCTCAATCTGTTCGTCGTAACTCATTACGAGAACCTTCCTGTGTAAAAAAGGGTGGGTGGGACACTGTTGAAGTGGTTCCAGTGAATATGACCAAGTGGTGTCCAGTGCCCGTTGCAGGCGGGCCTGGCCCGGCTTGCTCCTCAGTTCGGCTTCAACAGGCGACGAGGACGACACGCAACGCATTCCGGTCCTGTCAGCCCAGGACGTAACCCGCATCTAATGCACGGAGCTACGCGCTTCTTTTCTGCTGACAGTGAGTACCAGTTCGTTCGAGCGTCTCTCATCAGGGAGCGGGTCGGTGCTGGTCTGCCCTGCACCTGGATTCGTTGTCGTGTCGCGACTTTGTCATAACGGGCACGTGCCTCGACCTTGCGTTTATTATGAACCGTGTTATACGGAGGCGAGTATGCCCGGATAAGTTCCGCTTCGCGTTCTAATGCAGCTTCACGGGTCGTGAAGTGTTCCAGCGTGCAGCCCGTCGCGAGCGGCCACCAAACCTTAGTGTCGGCATGTTCTCGCAACCGTCGTTGGCCTCGAGCCGTTACGCCAACGTACAGAATGTGGCCGGCATGGTCAAAGTATTGGTAGACGGTTGTAACAGCCTGCCCGCCTGCGTCCATCATGTAGGACAGGGCATTTCCTTCAACCGGACCCGGAGCCGCTCATACCGTTCGTCCAGGTCCTCGTCGGGTTCAGGGACAGAATCGAGAACTGGTGGTTCCAGGGCGGCGAGCGCAGCCTCGAGGCGCTTCATCGCCGTCCGCAATTCTTCGGGACTCGTCAAAGCTTCCGCGCCGTGCACAAGCGCGCGTACCTGCGCCGACGTTGCCGGGTTCGCCGGGAACGTCACGACGGACACGTCGAACAGTTGGACCTCGCGAATCGACCGTTCGGTGTAGTCCTCGTTCCATTCCTGCTTGTGGACCCTGAACCCGATACTCATCTGGTCGAGGTCACCGCGGCGCATCGCCGAACGGACCTCGCGGACCTTCGGGTTGTCGCCGTCGAGACGCGCCGACGCGCGTAGGTGCGGGTCGGCTGTCAGCGTCAACGTCTGCGCGCGGGTACGGGCGAGCGGGATACCGTCATGGTTGACGAGCAGCCGCACGTCGGCGTTCTCCGACAGTGTTTTGTCGAACGCTCCAGCCTGAATCGTCTCAGTGAAATCACCGAACATGTCGCGGACCAGGTAAGGCGTGTCGACCGATGAGGCCACACCGTCGAACGTCAGGCCGTCGCCGGCGGCGTCCTCACGGACCTCGCATGGTTGGACCGTGAACGCACGGACCTCACGCGTCAGCGTCGAACGGTCCTGAATCGTTTCCATCGTTCTGCTCCATCTTCGGCATCGGGCCGAGGTCCTCTTTCTCGCGGGCTTCGTCCGCGAGTAAGAACTGGCCGCCCGCCAGACCAATAGCATAAGCCTCGTAACGTGTTTTCAAATCCGCGCGTTGCAGACCGTTCACGTTGAACTTCACGTACTGCGGGCGTGGCAGCATCGCCGAGAACGCCCGCTCGAGCCGCACAATCCACCGCATGAGCGTGTATTGCGCCAGGTGGATGCCGCGCTGCTCGAGGTTGCTGTACGTCAGGCTCGAGCCTTG